GACTTTTATTTCGTCCGCCGTTGAGCTAAATCCTGCCGCCTCTTTGATACCCACCAGCATTGGCGATGTCAATTTGTGGGCCGTGCAAAGTTGTTGCCTTGCCTCAGCACTCAAATACGCATACTGCTGGTGCGCGTCGCTCACTTCCAAATTACTGATTGTAATCTCATTCTCTTTGGTGTCGTTCCAATTCAAAAAGAATTTCCCCGCGTTGCTGCTGCCTGTTAAGTGTTGGCGGATTGCTTGAGTGTTTAGTAAGATTGTCTCCTCACTTGGTTGCACTCCAGCGTTCATATTTATGATGTGGCCAAAGCTCAAACCATTTTGAATATGATTAACGGAGTAATTCGAGATCTCGTTCTCCATCGCTGCCCACGAAAGTCCGGAAACGTACGACGGGTTGGAGTAGTAAAATTGCCCAACTTGGTAATCGTGAATTACATAAATCTCGGAGCGTTCCCCCATTCCATCGCCGTATCCAAATGCGTCGATGCGTTCGGGTTTATATTTGTTTACGTTGCTGAAATCATAAGAGTAGTAATACCCTGTTATATCGCCCTCATCGTTCGCCACTTCGGGAGCGATGCGTTGTTTGGCAACGTGAAAGCAACGTTGAATTTTATTATTGATATATTTAAGCTCAATCGACGCCTCGCCAAACATCTCGAAATCTTTGCATATTTTACGCAAATCCTTCTTAGATAGGAGCGACATGATCGCGGCCCACTCGCTCGGCTTTTTAGCTTTGTCTTTTGAGGTCAATCCTTTACCATAAATGAACTGCGAATAACTATCGATGACCGCCGAATTTGTAGGCGATCCGTTGTAGGCGTCAATTATAGTTTGATAAAATGAGTTTTTCTCTCCGTTTAATACCCACTTTTTACCCGAGACCTCTTTAATCTCAGGGCGAATGTAATTCGATAGGTTTATTACTTGTAGTTTGTCCATAAATTATACTTTTAAAACTCCGTTATTGAGTTCAAAATTTTCCAAATCAGTTTGAGCCGTAGCGTAAGCCTTGCCTCTATATATAAGCTCGTCATTTTCGTTGATTGTAACCTCAAACGATTGGCCTTCTTTTAAAATTGGCGTGTTGAAAATCAAAACTAAGACGTTATTTTGGTAATATACGGCAGTTGTTTCGATTGTGTAAGTGATGTCGCGCGTTTCGTCTCTTAATAAAAACGTTATTTCGCCACTATTGTACCCTCTTGGGATGCAACGAAATTGGTAAGGCGCAGTTAAATTGAATGTCCACATACTTATATAACTAAAAAATAACGATTTGTAACAAAAAACGCCCCGAAAGGAGCGTTTAATGAGACAAAACTATGAAAGAAATTAAGAAACAACGTCTTCGGATACCAAAGCATAAAGAGCCGTTACCATACCCGCGCTCAAGAATGGCGACAAGTTTGACTCCTCAGCAGCGATGGTAAGTTGAAATCCGGATAAATCGCCTCCGGCTCCTCCGGTTTGTTTTACGCAATTGGTCATTGTGCCGTTGGTTAACCCAATTAGCATGATGTTTCCGTTGTAGTCCTCAACAAAAACTTGAGGACGACCTGCACAAATCAATTGGATTTGAGCTTGTAAGTCTGCGCTCAATTTTGGCAAAGTTACGGCCAAAGATTGTGCGTTTAAAAATGTTCCGTTGTCTTCCGACACGGTACCAGTTTCAGTCAAGGCGTTTGTGGTAGCCTTTACTTCATATTTGAAAACCTCAGCGAGATCTCCTAAGTCGGTCAATACTTGAGCGGCAATAGTGTACCCATACTCGGCGAAATTTGCTAAATACAAATTTTTGATTCCACCGCGTTGGTCTTTGCAACCCAATAATTTACCCTTTGTTATTAAACAGGCCATATTGATTTTTGGTATTTAAAACCGCCCCAATTAAGAGGCGGTCTTTATTAGTATTATGCTTCGTAAGTCAAGTAAACGATTTCCTCAGGGTTGTAGTATCCAACACCAACATTGTATACAACTTTACCTCTTACTTTACCAGTCAATAGACCGATTTCGTCTTCGTCAACCATAGCCACTTGATTGTGGTCAGCAGTTAAACCAGTAGCAAAAACTAAGTTTTTACGCTCGTAGATAACAACAGTGTTGTCAGGTAATCCGTTCAATACAGTGATTGTGTGACGTCCGAAAGTTAAAGGGAAGTCAGTGTTACCCATTCCGTAAGTGATTCCTTGAGTAGACAAGTGGAAGCTATAAGCCTCAGCAACGTCAGGAGATACGGCGAAAATTAACTCTTTGTTTTTCAAAGCAGTTGGAACGTCAGCTAAAGCTGGTTTCAAATACTTAGCCAAAACGTTTGACTCACTTACAACGGCGTCAGCAGTTGGCTTGTTTACGTCTCCATCAGCAGCGAACAAAGTCAAGAATCCGTCGAAGTTTGTAGATGACTGCCAAATGTCAGTCTCTAATTTCTCGCCGATTGCACCCAAAACTTCTGCTTGGATTGCGTCCATGATGTCGCTTGGAGCGGTTGAGTTAGCAGCACCTGCACCCATAATCCCATCGGACCAAGTAGCACGGAAATCTTCTTTACAAACGTCGAAATCGTTTTTGAATTTGAACGGCTCAACTAAGTTCTCGTTCAATACGATTGTTCCTGCTGGAGCAAATCCGCAAGTGTAAGCGGTTGTTCCGTCGGTGTAAGCAATTTTACGCAAGCTCAATTTGTAGTTTACGTTTTCAGCGATTGTTACCGCATTTTTTTCAATTGTGTCAATAGTTTTGAACGCTTGACCAATAATAACACCGGCATCACGTCCGGCGTAGTTTGATGATACAGTTGTACTTGTAGGCATTAGTTTAAGTTTTTAAGATTATTTTGAATTTTTTGTGTGCGTGTCATTTTCACGTTTGTGTTTGAAACCTCTTTTACTTCGGGTTTCGCTTTTGTTGACGCTTTTACATCTACTTGAGTTGTTTTAACCTCAGCGATTTGAGCTGACAATTCGGTGCGAATAGCCTCGATTTGCTTAGCTACTTCAACGCTCATTGAGGTAACGATTTGTTTTACCAAATCCTCGTTTGACATTTCTACGTTTTGCTCAATGGTTACCTCAACCTCAGTCTCGGCCTCCATTTCTTTGATCTCGGCAATAATTCCCTCTTCGGTAATTACCAAAATTCTACCGTCTTCAAGTTCGTGTTCTCCAATTGGAGCAGCTACTTTATCACCATTTTCTGCTACAATCATCACTGACTTAGGTTCGCTATAAACCCCAGTTTCAAACGATTCAGCTTCCAAAACGGTAACACCATCTTTGAGCATCATGGTTGCCATTGTAACTTCTACGGCCTCCACTTGCTCGGTCTCGTTCGATAATTTTACCGAAGCGAACCCATCTTTTATCGCGTTAACGATTTCATTTAGATTCATATATTCACTTTTTAAATTTACTTTTTCTAAGTCAAAAACCCCATCGATTGAAAAGCCTTTTACTTTCCCTGTCTTAACGTAGTCGTTCCAAATCTCGTCGTTGTTCACTTTCATAGCAGCGAACCAAGTTCCAACTGGCTCGTTAAATCCGTAGCGCACCGACTTATCGTGTACCTCGTCTTCTTTTATCCACGTTTCAACAAAAGTCACGTCGTTAATTTGTTGGCCCGAGTGTTCAATCGTTGAGTTGTTAAGATATCCTTGACGACTGAAATTTTGTTGTACTTGCTTTATCGTTTCCGCAGGGAATACGATATTAAACTCGTGTCCGTCTTGGTTTCTATATATCGGTTGGTTTGGTATTAATACCGCACCCAATAAAATGCGTTGCTCCTCGTTTATCGTTGCGAGCTTTAACTCTTTTTGCTTTGATAAGGTCACAAATTGAACACCTATGGCAGGATCGGATACCAATGATACACAGTATACACCGTCGTTTTCCTCTTCGTTAAATTTTACTTCGTACGTTTCCATAACTTAATAACTGATTTTAAATGTTTTGTTATAAACTTTTTTTCGTTTTAAACTTTCAAGTTTAAATACTTAACCCATTTTTAAACCTATAACCTTAAAATTTTATAGTTTTTTAAGGTTATAACCCTAAAATATTACCCTCCTAAAGTCGCACTCGATATGATGTTACGATCTAAGGATTGGGCCGTTGTCACATTATTAGCAACGACATACGCTTGCACTGGTGCCGCCTCTCGATTTCCGATAACGCCCGCCAATTGATTGACACCTGTTGCCCCAACGACGTTAAATTGAGGAGCGTTTGCGCCTGCTCCGCCACTCATTGATCCCATACTTGGAGCAGCTCCACCGCCGCCACCGCCTGGGACTTTTACCGATATAATATCTTTTACCGCCTTAAATCCTGTTGCGGCAATAATAGCCACGTTTGCAATTTTCAAACCAATCTCA